TGCTACGTCAGCGCCGCCACGGGCTTCTACCTGCCCATCAGCCTACAGGTGACCGCCCTGCCCGGTTCTGTCCAGGCGGAGGTGACGCAGGCGGTGAAGGACGCAGTGACAGCCTATTTGACCAGCATCGCCTTCCGGCAGGATTATGTGAGCTATGCGCAGATCGCGGCGGCGATCCTGTCGGCGCCCGGCGTAGAGGATTTCGCCAATCTCACCGTCAACGGCGGCACGGCCAATATTGCCATTGCCGACCGCAAGGTGGCTGTACTGGGGGAGGTGACGGTCACCTATGCTGGATAATCTGCCCCGGCAGTACCGGAAGGACCCCACGGTCAAAACCATTGCAGACGCCATTTGCGGCGTGCTGATGGCGCTGGAGACTGAGGCAGCATCCGTACCCCCGCAGATCTCTCTGGACGCTGTGACGTGGAATCTGGAGACAGAGGAACGGCTTGTGGGCATCACCCCAGCGCCTGACGCCACGTTAGAGAGCCGGAGGACCGCCCTGAAATCAAAATGGCGCTCTGGCGGAAAGCTGACCATTGAGCAGGTACAGGCCGTCTGTGACGCGTGGAAAAACGGCGAGGTGGTGGTCAGCTTCACCGGCGGCAAGATCCGGCTTCAGTTCGTGGGCGCCTACGGTGTCCCGGTGGATCTGGATGCGCTCAAGGCAGCCGTCCGCCTCGTCATTCCCGCACATCTGGCGGCGGAGTATGTTATCAAGTACCTGCTGATCCGGGACATCCATGAGGTCATGACCATCAGCACGCTGGAGACCCAGCCGCTGGGCAATTTCGCGTTTTAGGAGGTAGCCTATGAGTACGACAACTGACAAACTGGCGCTGTTTAAGTATGACCCAAGCACCGACGGTGCCCAGACCTTTAATATCAAGAAGGCCTTGAATGATAACTGGGATAAGCTCGATGACGCGGTAAAAGAGATCCTTATAACTTTGGCTAACAAGGCTCCGACCGTCCACGCCGACCGGCACGCCAAGGGCGGTGCGGACCCGATCACGCCGGAAAGCATCGGTGCCGCCCCCGGCGGTTTTGGGCTGGGGAAAGAAAACATGGAAGCCATTGACGATTGCAATAATGCTGTTTTTTCTGGGTGGTATGCGACTGATAGTCCAACCACGAATACTCCGGGCGGAAATGGCGAGTCAGGCGTTTTGTGTGTAAGCCGCCGCTTCGATAGTCGCATATATCAGGAATTTCATGGAATCAATGGCGGACAATACAGTAGGCTGTTTGCCTCAAGAGTAACATATGGTGATAATTCCACTGATCTTCAATGGGGGCCGTGGGAATGGGTCAACCCACTTATGGATTTGAACACGGAATATCGGACTACCGAGCGGTATATGGGCAAACCGGTGTATTGCAAGATGGTTGATTGCGGAACCGTTCCTGCCGTCGGTTCAAGTAAAACAATCATGGTTGCCCCTGATGCTGAAATATTTTCAGTTAGCGCCTACTCCCCAATGAGGGGGCTAGGTATTCCGTTCCGTGACGCGAATGGTGTAAAACTCGAAATTAACCAGTCGGGAAATACTCTCGTTTTCAGAAATTATTCTGAAACACGAAGCGATACAAATGCTCTTGCAGTTGTAAAATACACCAAAACCACAGCCTGA